CACCAAAACCAAAAGCATCTGGGCTTTCTCCAACTCTTTCCAATTCGCAAACAACGTATTGGCTTTTATGAAATGGCTGTATTCCTTTATTTCTAAGGTATTTTGCAGCCTTAAAACACAAATCACGATGAGAAAAGCAGCCGATAACACGTGGTATAGTTAATTGGGGTTTTTCTGCGTTATTCGTCATTATATCAATTTATTAAGTTTATACTCGGTGGATAGGTTGTCGGTCTCTAATCCCCAACTAACCATACCACCATACGTTACCGGTAGACTTCATCGCTGTACTTTGTTTCATCAAATTCATGATTCCATTTGTACTTTCTGACCTCTTCGATCATCTTACGGTCTCTAATGTCGTCAGGGTCTTGGTTCCTGAGTAGCTTCCTGGTTTCGCTTTCGTGCTGTTTACGCTTGTTTTTTTCAACCTGAAGCTGATAGACAACGTAACAGGATAACGATAGGATAAAAAAGAATAGTGCTGCTAATAGTGCTGTCATTTGTTTAGTTTTTAATGTAAGTATTTTCAAAATAAATTGAGTCGATTTTGAATTGGCAACGAAGCATGCTATAATTTCCTTCTTTGTTCCATTGGCTTAATGCTCCTTTGTAGTACCCATTTTTAAAAGTAAGCCTAATCAGGTCATCGTTTTTGTCTTTATTTATCTTAAGTCCTAAACAGAACCAAGAAGCGCAAATTAACAGGTAACACATCCACCATATTATTTTTTTCATGGCTGAAGTTTTTTAAGTTCGTTTGCAATGAAGTCCTTTACGATCATCCGTACCCGAACGATCCCGCCCAGTGCGATTATGTCGAGTTCTTTGACGTAGATAGTGACGTTTTTAACCGTCTGTCCGGCTGGTTTTGGCTTTGGTCCTCTGCTGTCTGTCATGATAAAAAGTTTAATGAATATTTAACAATGTGCTTTCCGTTGATTTCGATGAACTCAGGCTTAATGTTCATCCCTTGTTTTTTCAGTTCCCAAATTCTTGCACCTAATCGGAGACATGAGAATTTATAAAGAGCTTCCAAACTTGTCAGGCTTTTACCGCTGAGTAAATGTGCTTTGATGGCCTCGTTTTGTGATACTGTTGCTGTCATATCTGTAACAATAAAAAGGTTAATAAAAAGATCAAAAATGCTGTTAAAATCTCTGCTGCTTTTTTTATGGCTCTAATGTTGGAAGTTTGGCAACGTCTGTCCGATGAAACCGATTGACATACTCAAGCATTGTAGAATAGATTTTTCTTTCTACGTCTGTTACGTTTTCCTGATCGGCATTTGCAATTAGTGAAGCAAAATGAAATGCCATTTGTGTTCTGATTCGCAAATCTGACTTGAATTTTAGACTGGCACATGATAAAGAATAAGCACACATATCCAAATCGGCTCCCTGCAAATTGGCTCCCTGCAAATTGGCTCCCTGCAAATCGGCTTCCCGCAAATTGGCTCCCTGCAAATCGGCTCCCTGCAAATCGGCTCCCTGCAAATCGGCTCCCTGCAAATCGGCTTCCCGCAAATCGGCTCCCTGCAAATCGGCTCCCTGCAAATCGGCTCCCTGCAAATCGGCTCCCTGCAAATCGGCTTCCTGCAAATCGGCTCCCTGCAAATCGGCTTCCTGCAAATCGGCTCCCTGCAAATCGGCTCCCTGCAAATCGGCTCCCTGCAAATCGGCTTCCTGCAAATCGGCTCCCTGCAAATTGGCTTCCCGCAAATTGGCTCCCTGCAAAGTATCTTTAATTGTGTTGTCTTCTTTTTCATGTGAAAACAATACTGAACCCCAAATAGATTTAATCTCGATTTTCGTTTTCATTTTCGTTTCAAATTATTGTGAATAAATATTAAAAAATAGAATATCGCCCCTTTGTCGTTTTTTAATTGTTTCTTAACTGATGTAAATATGATACATATATTACATATTACCTAATTATTTTATATGTTGTACAACATGTTTTGCAATTATATTTGATCAGTTTAGTTTAGGGAAAAGAAACCTTTTATCCTTGAATAATCTAAGGATGGAGTTAAATCAAATTTAACTGTAATTTAGTAACTCTGCCTTGAACTACTCCAGTAGACGGATTTTACCGTTTTCAGAATCGCAGGAAACTTTAAAACTATTCAAGTCGGATGTTGTCGGTTTAAACATTGCACCCTCTGGCGTTTCCTGTTTGACTAAATCACCTTTGTTTTGGATTTTGCTCGATATAATCAGCAGCGGGAAAAACTGTATCAAAAACCCGAATTTTTGATAATAAAAAAACCGCTGAAGTGAAGTGTCGGGCATCATTCCAGCGGTAGTTTTTAGACCTTTTCGATCCAATTTCGTTTCTCTATTGACCCGACATCAACAGTACAAATATACAATATTATTTAATACCAAAACATTTTTTTAAAAAAAAGAGTGCCAGCCAAATGCCAGCACTCCTAAAGAAAGAAATGAAAAAACGAAAAGAAAGCAGGTTTATTTTTTCTGAAAATTGATCTTTGTCACGTCCACATTACCACAATCACTAAAGGCTTTAAAATCCGTTTTGCCGTTGAACCAAAGGACCCCTAAAAACCGTTTTCGAACGACAATCAGTTGAACAGAGTTTAATCCGGTGCGTTCGGTTATCTCTAACTGCGAATTTGGATCGGTTGAATTAACGAAACCTTTCATTCCCCAACATTCCTCCGCCACTGATACGGGTATTTTAAACGATTTATCAGGGAGTTGAATAACGTCCTTGTAAATTATCTTCGTTGATCCAGTGTCTCTGAATACAGTCTGGATAACGGTAGCCTGTTGAACGTTGCGGAGCTTAATCTCATTATCCTTTAGCACATCATCAAGTTTGGTTTTCCAAACAGTGTTCAGGTCGTTGTATTCCTTTTTGCTCAGGGTTAATTCCCGATCATGCAAAGCGGTTAAATTCTCCTGGTTTGCTTTCAATCGGTTATTGTCGGCACGAAGTTTAACGACCGTGTTAAAAGTCAGTCCCAACCCGATAAAAAGTAACAGGATTAAAATAGGTTTCCAATACTTTAGTAATATGGTCATGGCTGTGGATTTGGTGTTGAATTAGCGATCATCTCATTCTTTTCTGCACTACCTTTTGATGATCCGTAAAAGTAGCCTACAACAGTCCCAAACGTGGTTAGCAGTGTCCCGATAACCAAGTTTACAGCGTCAGGATATTTACCTGAAACGATCAAAAAACCAAGCGTGGCAAAGAATCCAATTGTAATCAATGCCCCGAGGCTATACATAAAAATGTCTTTTGTTTTCATCAGTTAAAATATTTTAGTTCCCCAGTTGTATATAATAAAGCCTCCGATTGTCTGCGATAAGTTAAACCCTTCAATTCTTTGCCAGCACATTTATTCCACATCAAAAAAGCGTCTGTAATCAAGTCAGGTTCTGTCTTCATAACGATACGTCTTAAAAGTGTTGACGAGGCAAAATTACCTGAACCGATATTGAAAACAAATGAAATTAACGCATCGAATTGGTTTTGATTTAATGGTAGTGAAAGCGAATCCAATAGCTTCTCATTTTTAAATAGATCACTTTGCAGAACCCTTATTGCATCCTCTACGGTATGAATAACGCTTAATTCAATAGCTTTTGCCTGGTCTGTATCGCCGTTCAAATAGCGACCATTATAGAACATCGCATGACCATAGCCCTCTGTCCAAATGCCTTTAGGATCTTGTTTCGGAGTTAGGCCAATATCGGACAAATCACCATCATGCATACTTTCGTAATGTTGAATCAGATCAATTCCGTTTTGACTTGTTTTCATAGCCTATCAATTTCTTCTATTTCCTTTGAATAATCCTTCAGATCAATTTCGGCAAAGATAGAATCCATCTCTTTAATGTCGTCAACCGTTGCAACTATCTTATCGTTCATTGTGGTTTGTATTTAGTTTCGTCAAGTCCCCTGATGCGAAGTGAAATTATCCTGTCTACAAATTGTGTGAAGTCAACATTTACAGCCTCTTTGTTTTCTCCTGATACTATCCGAGCTATGTATTTTGGCCTCTGGTCTTCGATAATCTTGAATTGATCCTTAGTTATGTAAAAGTTGTAAATGTACTCTTTTGTAACATAATCTTTGGCCATCTGAGCCTGTGACTTTTGGATGAAATACGATGAAGTCAGAACCAGGAACAGCCCTAATGTCATTATCATATCATAGACGGTGGGAGGTTTAAAGCAAATGTAATCGTTAAGTTTCATTTTTGCGGCTTTCTTATATAGTTTTGTTCTGTCCATTGTTTCAAGGACTCAATCCATTCTGAACGAATACTGTTAACATCTTTTTTTATTGCCTCGTCTTCTTTTTTCATTTCTTTGACGACCTCCATGACTGCCTTTTGATTGGTATCAAGTCTTACAATTTCATTACCCTGCCATGTTTGCGTTTCAGATATCTTATAGTTAAAAGCCAGATTTAAGGTTACGCCGATACCAATAGCTGAGAGCAAAATAGTGTTAAGTCCTTTGTAGATTGTTGTTTCTTTCTTTTCTTCAATCAGTTCAATTTCTTGTTTTTCACTCATAGCAAATTATTTTAATTCATCATTCTTTGCGTTATCTTCTAACTTCATTTCATACCCTTTAAAAACGAACCCAACAGCCCAAATAAGATAAAACAGCACAAACGGCAACGGTATAAATAGCCAATTCAAAACAGCCCCGAATAGCCACGTTTTAACCCCTAAAATCAAGCAACCAACTAACCACCAAATAAGGTACTGGCGTTGGTGATACATTTCATGCCTGATCATTGCAGCCGTCTTTTCGCCCTTGTAAAAGACAAAAGGCCAAAGCGTCACGGCTTCATAACCTTCAGGCGGGAATCGTTTTGTTTTAATCCAGATCATCGCTTTCAATTTCAGGTATTTGTTCAACCAACTCAACGTTCCCCAAAACAGACATCCACTTTTCTTGCACCTCTGCTGTGATCTCCATAAAATAAAGACCGTTGACTGAAGTTGGATTTGGATCGCTGTAAAAAAAGGTATCTGACCTTTCATCGGGATAGCTCTTTGCCCTTCCTATTGCATCGTTTAAAATTGAATAGGCTTCCAATGTTGGCAACTTGGCGAACATCGTCTTGAATTGCGGGGTGTCTTGTATCTCTTCCATTATGATTTTATTAAACGAACTGAATAACCACTCATTCTATTTCCGTTGTCATCGACTGTTGCTTCTGAGTTATAAACAATAATAAGCCCATAGGCGAAGGTGCTGGATGGATTTGTCGTAGAAAAGAAGCATGCTGCTGTTGCAAGCTGAGCAAATGATCCATCTGTATAAACTCTTCTCCCCGCCGATAATGCCGTAAACCCGCTTGAGTTATCTGCTCCGGTATTAGGAGTACCCCAATAACTCAACCCCTCTTTTTTCATCTTTCCTCCGGCAACCGTTGACCCTCCCAAAGTTGTCTGAAGAGTTGTAAAGTCGGCTTGTGTTGGTACTCTCCACCCCCACGGAGTTGAAGGATTAGCAGCATTATAAGCGTCAATATCATATTGAAGTGTCCTTGCTGCATACCAATTATATAATTTGCCATAAATAGCTCCTACTGCTGAATCATTATTGTAATGGCACCAGGCTGCTGCTGCCAAACATCCGGCTTGATCTTTTACGGCTGCACTACCCGAAGTGGCTGCATAGATAGCATCATAGACTTCGGTGAGACCTGACCAACCAACAAGTTGTAAGGAATAAGAATCTATTTGCATATCACAAACAGCATTTCCCATATACATAGTACCAACAGAAGAAGTACCTTGTGCTTTAAATATTATAGAGAATGTTCCTGACCCTGTTAAACTTTGATTTAATACTATAGCAGATACTCCATTAAAATACCCATAAATTACTGGACTTCCTGAATTTACTTTATAATTAAAAGAATATTTATAGTATTTACCAATTACGGTAGTAATTGATCCAAAATTAGTTGGTCTTATTAAAGGACGATTACTTTTTCCTGTTGTTATAACTAATTTAGCATCCTTTGTCCCAGATATAGGAGAGGTAGTATTTAAAGTTAAAGTAGAAGCAGATCCATTTTCATCTACTCTTTCGATTACTAATCCTCCTTCCATATCTCCTCCAGCAATAAGCTCTACATTCGCATTATCCGTGATCTCATTGATCACGTTGCCTTGTGGTGTGCAGACAACATACAAATTACTCGTTGCCCATTCTTGCGTTCCGATTACTACAGAAGGAATTTCGGGATAAATGGAGCGGAAAAAATTTGCTTCTGCTGTTATTTGGGATTGGGTAAGGGCAATGTTGCGAAGCGTATAGGATAATATTTTTCCAAATACAGATTGCATCAATATAGATAGTGACATAGCGGTTGTTGTTCCTGCTGAGGTCAGTGCTATCTCTTCCCCGCCAATATATGCTTTTAATGAGTTATCTCCACCGGCTACGAGATGTAAAATAGAATTTTTGCCTATAATCTTATTTGTAGACTTGTCAGCAAAAATATAAGTGCCGTTCAAAAGTGCTTGTATTCTATTTCCGTTTGAAGTTTTTAAATACAAATAATTAGTAGATCCGTTTGAGGCAAAAAATTGCGAATAAGCGTAATAACCAAACCAATTAATAACAAGTGTTAGACTCCACGGATCGGAAGCACCAAAGGATATAGTAGGATGCACAATTAATCTTCCTGACCCATTCGGATTAAGCATTGCATACCTCTCATTGGGAGCAATATTCCCACTAAGATACGGCTGATTTAGGTCGGTAGATTGTACGGCGTCATTAGTACCAAAGAAAGAGTACAGCTTTGAGAAATAGCTGTAAATTGTCGAAGTGCGGAACTTTGCCCCCGACCCCGCAAATACGGCCAATAGGATGGAGCGTGAGATTCCGTTCTGTTCGCACATACGGAAGTACTCGCGGGTCAGATTTTGATTAGAGATAGTGCCCCCGTCCGAAGTAACCCGACTGAGATACGCCCCGAAATAAGCAAGATAATTTACAAGGCGTTTATGAATGCCCTGGATACTATTTCTAAGCCCGTTGAATGTTCCGTTTATAATTGGTATCATGCTACAAAGTCAACTCCGGTCGTTTTACAGATCAACAATTTGTTTGCTGTCATAGCTGCCAAAACAGCTACTTTTAAAGTCATGTTTGGGCGCAAAGGAATGTAACGCCTGAAAACATAGTTCATCGGCAAACTACCCAAACCCAAAGAGGCGTTCAGTGCGTCAACAGCCGGAGCCGTCCCAAGATTACCTGAACTCAAAGGGATTACTACAACTCCGTAATGGTGAACCGTTGCCCCATCCATTGCGTAGATAATAGCGGTTACGGCTGCCGTATCTGTCGTGCTGATAGTGATACTCTCAACGATTCCGCCGTATGCCCCTGCTGTGTAGCAAACCTTTGCGTCTGCCGAGATACCATCAACATTGATAGCCGTAGCCCCTACCGTTGAAGCCCCTGTTCCCAATACTGCCACACCACCATTCAAGACGGTTGCGTATTTTGGTAAATTAACTGCTGCTAATGACATAATTTTATTTTTTAAAGTGTTAATATCTGTATGACATACTCATAGAAAACTCAATCTCATCGGAACTATTCGCTGCCAGTGCGTCTGCGGCTGATTGTGCAGACGAAACAACATCCAAGCCTGTTTGCACCCTATCGGCTGCCGTAGCAATAGCATCTAAACCAGTTTGCACTCGATCAGCCGCAGAAGCACTTACATCCAGTCCGGTCTGAACTCTATCGGCATTGGTAGCAATTTTATCAAGTCCGGTTTGTGTGCGATCCTCTCCGGTTTGCACAACGTCAAGTCCTGTTTGCACCCTATCGGCTGCCGTAGCAATAGCATCTAAACCAGTTTGCACTCGATCAGCCGCAGAAGCAATTACATCCAGTCCGGTCTGAACTCTATCGGCATTGGTTGCTATTGCGTCTAATCCTGTTTGTATCTCAGAAGCTGAAGCGTTTTGTTCTGACTGTAAAGCAGCAGAAGCAGAAACGGCGGCATTAGAAGCATATTCAGCAGAGTTCACTAATCCATCTATAAACTGCTGTTCTGTTCCAGTGTAACCACCCTCGACAGCGAACTCATACGCCGATAGCCCTGTATCTCCTTTTTTAAATACTTCAACAGTTGTACTCATATCGTTGGTATTTGTGGTATTTCATTTGTAATAGCAAAATAACCGGTTGTAAGTAATGTTTTGTCCGATTCGTCAGTATAAACAGAAAGTCCACATTTATAAATTGAGGGATTAACATTCATATTGCTACCTGATTTATAAAGCGTTATTGTTCTTGACGTTTTGTCTGTATTGGGTATCGCTGTGGCTGCGCTAACATGAAGTGAATTATCTGATTCTTTAAAGTCTAAAATCAAGGTATCTCCTGGATTCCTGCGCACCTGAAATATAAACGTCTTTCCAACGCAATCAATATTAGTGACGAGTTCAAATACTCTTTCAAATTCATCTAATTTAATTACATCATCATAACTTAAAATAGCTCTCGTTATATCAGACATAGTCTTAAAGTTTTTATAAAATTAAACAATATTTTTCAATTTAACACGCTACATAATATAATTTACCCCCGCTGATCTGAACCGGAACCCAATAACCCCCCTCGGTCGGAACCCAAACAAGGTAATATCCATCCGATGCTTTTGTACAATCCGATCCTGTACCCGCGTAAACGTCTGCCCCTTCGGCATAAGTTGACTGAACCGTAATGTCTAAGCATGTACCACACGCCGCCCATACGTCGCAAACATTACCGCTCGTTACCGTTACGCCTCCAACGGAATATACAAATGATCCGGCGGTTAATCCTCCTGGTCGGGTACATCCCGAAGTGGTTATTTCGTTTGTCCATTCAGCAGCGGCGTTACCACTCGCATCAACTCCAAAACACTGAAATAAATATGTCGAACTTGGATTTAATCCGGTGTAAGATTCTGACACAGATTGAGAGGTTCCGCTTGCCGACCCGTCCAAACGACCCACATATGAAAAACCTGATGTATAGCAAAGAATAGCCCAATCGGTCAAATCATAATTCGTGCTTGAAATATCAAACGTTACACTCGCCGAACTTGAACCGGTTGCTGTTGCTGATTGGCTTGTTACGGCTACATCGCTTTTTTTATAGTTGCGAAAGTTGTAAAGCTGATTTTTTGAACCCTTGTATGTTGGATCAAAATAAGCATCAACCGAATTAGTAAAGGCCGTTACCAAATTATTGCCTCCGACCACTGCCGTAACATCCGATAGTTTGAAGGTATTCGTATTCGGTACGGTTGTTTGTCCAATCGCACCAAACCAGGCAAAGAGTAATATTAAGGTGTAACGATAGTGCATTTTTCTGCCCTCCATTTTTTCTTAGTTGTCTTTTCCAATACCTGAACCCTGTTTTCAAGATCAGCAATTTTCGCCAAAAGTAACTCAATGTAATTAACTGATTTAATCCCTTTATCATCGGTATTAACCATTTCAGGATAAACAGCCTCAACGTCCTGAGCAATGACCCCGAAATGAACCTTATTTTTAGGATCATCTTTCATGATATACTTTACAAACGGAATAGAACGGATTTTAAAGTAGTCGTAAAGCGTTAAGGGTTCAATATCTTTTTTCAACCTTCGATCTGACAGTTGAAAGTTAGTCGATACCATTACTCCAGTAGAAGGGTTAAATGTCAGCTTAGACGATGTGACAAATGCCCTGTAAGATATTCCGCTCGATGCATTGGCGAACATCGGATAGTAGGTTGCATTGTTTGTCGTGTCCGCAATTCGGTCTTGATAACGGGTTTTAAACCCTTTATTTGCCGTTGAGTCGGCTGCTGATTTAGCTGTATTATTTTCCCATGTCGGTACATTTGACGGGCCCGCAGATGTTAATATCTGCCCCGCAGTTCCAGCATTGCCATTTAGATAAATTCGCGACCCCGCACCATGCAAGTATAAATGATCAATAACCGTTAAACTACCATTGACATTAAGCACAGCGGAATTGTATTGCGTTGGTGTAGCAATTGACACATAAGAAGCATATGAGTATAGTATGCTATTTGTTAATGCACTTGCCCCGCTCCATTTAGGTACTACATTTGCCGTACCTCCTGTTAATTTAGGCTGGTATACACTATCCCTTACCGATCCGTCGGCCATTTGGAATTTCGATGAACCACCGGCTGTTTTGCTGATCTTTTTAAATAGTTCGGTGCTTAGTCTCTGTCGGCTTGTATATCCGGTTGATTTCGTGCTATCCCATGCCATTTTCAACGGGTTGTAAAGATTTACCGACCCTTGATAAATCGTAATTGAACTATCGGCCGGCGTCCGATAAAATGAATATGTAGGAATCGAAACTGCTCCCGATGGTTTTGAGAATTGCCCCTGTGCTGCGAAAGAGCAAATTAATAATACATATAATATTAGTTTTTTCATATCAGTAAATTATTATCCATCCGGTTAACTCTTCTCCAATGTCAAAAAAGATTGTATCTATTAAATCATCCTGTCCGCCTCCGCTTGTAAGGGTTGTAAATTGCGGCTGTAATTGGCTGCGGTATCTCGTGCCGTCCCCGTTATCAATGATCATATCAATTCGCGGGTATTGGCCGTGTTTCGGAGCGTATAGAGTATTATAGTCTGTAACCGTTGGCAATGCGTTGGCTGTGAAAGCAACTATATCAGGCGTTAATGCGGTAACAGGCGGAGCGGTTGTGCCTATGCCTGTCGTGACCGAAGTGTACGAATTACCCCCGATACCGTTTAGCTGCCTTCCGTTACGTGGCATTCTTGGCGTTCCAATATCCAAAACGTAAACACTACTCATTTAGTAAGGTGTTATTGTTAATGAATCTACTCTTAACTCTGTTATTGCTGTTTCAACTAAGTTATCCCTGAAGTTTACAGACATGGATTTAACCATGAACTTTTTATCCGAAATTATGCCTGTATCTGTAATTACCGACAATTGGTTGAACTTGTTTTCAAGTTTCAAAGCATTGATTGTGAGATACCCGAAACGATAATTTGACGAAAGCGAATTTAATAAAAGATATTCAATTTTTTGCGTCTGACTTGCGCGGGTGAAGGCTGTTATTGGTGTGTAAGCTCCTGAATCGGCATACATCAACTTACCTCTATCAATTCCTGTTGTATCAGTACCACATATCAATCTGATTTGTTCGGCTTCTTCTTTTACGGTCTTATCTAAATATCCCTGAAACTCTACGTCTTTGTCGCCTACCTCTTCCTCTGTATCAATATCTGTCATTGACAGGGTTAATTTTCGTATTCTAATAGCGTTTGACCAGTCTGCATTATTCCGGTGCAACGTTCCATCAAAACGCTGAAACTCATAATCCGAGTATATTTCAAAATAAATTATTCCTCCTACCGATGTTTTTATTTCTATATTGTGAGGATTTCCGTCAAACTCAAACGGAACCCAACCATGCTTAATGTCTTTTCCGTTTTTGTTTATTTTGATGTAGTGATATGTTTGCGGTGCTCCAGGGTATGCAACCCATGCCGATTCTGTTGCAGCTAAGAATTCACCCGTATCGCTCAATGATTTGCTTCCTATTCTTAGCATGCATTTTAAAGCAAGTGATCCGATACCTTTATTATCTGCCAAATTTACCCGTAAATAAACCTCGCCACTAATCTTTATTTTTAACCCTCTATTTGTTTTAGTATCAGATAAACTTTTACTAATAGCACCTGAAATATACGCCTCCTGCGCTGTCTTTAAATCCAGTATTTTTGTGGATGCACCAGTCGAACCTTTAGTATAAATATTTATACAAGCATCCTCTTCTAATTCACCAATTAAAGACAATCCTCTATCGTTCTGTGCATAACTTAATTCTAACAATCCAGGAGAATAAACATTATAAACAGCGTGATTTGCAGCAGATTTGTAATGTAGATATCTCGTTGCATACCCTTGATTTGAAGGATCTTTTGTTGACCATGTAACTTCTGGCGCAATTGGATCACACTCGCTCTCGTTTAAAAGAGATTCAGGAAATACCGTTTTAAGCGGGTAAGGCGAATAGGTTACTACCTGTTTATTCTTACCTCCGCTCATCTCAATATCTGACCCTGTACCCATATAGCCAATATCTGAAATATCTTTAATCAGATTAACTGTTGCCGTTGCTACATAAGCATCGGTAGCAAAATCAAACTCTTTGAACGATCCCGAACCAGTTGCTAATGTATGTGAATCGGTTATCCAAATGTCGCCGCCTATTTGCGTGATACAAGCCCCGAAAGGTTGCAAACAACCCTCTATAACTTTACGCATCGTTTCAGCTATGCCGTCCTCATTGTAAAAATTAGCTGTATCTACGAACATTTCATGCAGGATTGAGCTACTTGCCGACCCGCTATAAGCTGTAAAAGTTGACGAAAGGGAAATAAATATACTTCCAAACGGTAACCCGATGCGATCCAATGCTATTTTTAGAAGCAAATAAATCGACGAAATACCTGAATATTTTAATCCTGTATCTGAAAGAAACTGCAACCGATCCAATAAAGCAAAGCCGTCATTTCCTGTGATCTGAAAAGGATAGTTGACATATTCGCTATATGATTCTCGGACCATCTCGCTGTTCAGATATCCAAGCCAATTGATTGTATTATCAATATAGTGCTTAATCATAAATTCTTTCATTTGGGTATGGTATAACCCTGCAAAAAACTTACGATCTGATGAACTGAGTAGATTAATCTCGCAACCCGTCCCGCGTGCCACTTGGAATTTATGGGATAGGTCCGGCATTTCAATTGAAAAAGGCATACCCATTGATTCAACTTCCTCGGCTGTCAGGGTAATAACTGTATCCTGCCATAGTTCGACCCGATTAACTTTATTGTCAAGCGAAGTAAATTCAAACCAATATTTTTTCTGGTATGCCATCTATTTAAAATTTTGGTTGCGTCTGTCAACGTTGTTCATAACCCCAATTAATTTATTTCCCTGTATCTCAAAGGTAACATTTCCTGCCAATGCGTCAGATGCTGATGATTGATTTTGTTTGCCCGTGTATCCCGATGCAGCACTACCTCCTCCACCACCTCCGCCGGATGAAGCCCCTCCGCTTAATCCTTTCTTTGATATGTTCGATAGTGCAGTACCAGCCGCGACCAAAGCAACACCAGCAGCCAAAGCCAAAGGCCACATTAAAGGATTAGAGATTGAAGCTAATAGCGCCGCTTGTGCCAAAGCCTGTGTTATCATCATTTCTCCAAACTGCACAATGAAATTACCGACCGAAGCGAGCAGAGACATTCCAAACTCACCCACGTTCATATCCCCAGACATTAGCGAACCGATACCCGCCCCGAAAGTCATTGCAGCCGATGCCATACCTGAAGCGATCAATCCATTTAGGCTGTCATTGAATTGTTTAACTTGTGTCTTCTTTTCTTCCATTGCCGCAGCCATCGCAGCGTCTCCGGTAGTCATTTTAGATTCTATATCAGCAAGACCTAAATCGCCTGTCTTTATATCCATTAACCCTTCTGTCGGTGCTTTAAATAATCCATTTTCAACGGTTATATTCTTTTTTATCGTTCCTATTATTTCCTGATTAGCTTTCATGGGCTTAGAAAGCGCATCGTTAACATCGTTCCTTAATTTTAATTCTGAGGCCAAAGCTCCATTAATAGCTCCCATTTCTCGGCTCAACATTTTTAATGTCATTGCCAACTCTGTATCTTTTTGAATGGCTTTTGCTTTGGTCTGTTCTAATTTAAGTAAGTCCTCGTCACGTGTTTCTCCTAAATCTATCTGGGCTTGCATGATCCGTGCCCTCTCTGATTCTATCGCTTTTTCGTCTTTGAATACTGATTTATATAGTGCGGCCGCCTCGTTAATCAGTGCCTTTCTTTCGGCTGCTGTCTTACCCTCTTCTCTTGATTCAACCCTTAACTGTGCGGCCTTTGCCCTCCGTTCTTCCAATGAAACGGTTAAATTCCTTTCCTTATCCTCCAGGTCTTGCAACTGTGAGGCTAATTGCATAGCAGTAGATACCTCTTTATTCATTTCCGCACCTACACCTTTGACTGAACCTTTAATTTTATCCCATCCATCAGAAAATTTACCTGAAAATATATTAACTAACCCTTCGCCAAATGCAGAAGCCCTATCTACCAAAACAGAGAATGCAGCCTTTAATCCTGCCAATCCTCTTTCAAGTGATTCTGCTCCCCGTTCTGTCATTGTGAAATATGATACAAGCGCACCCAATGCAACGACAATGGCACCAATTCCTGTAGATACTAAGGCAGCTTGAACTATCTTCATCGCACCACTGAAAATAGTACCTCCCGCAGCCGCCGCTTTCATTGATACAAAAAATGCCTGTATTCCTTGTGTTGCAGATGTGAATTTTGATAAAAGTCCATCTAACCCCAAAGCGGAGGCCATTTGCTTAAAGATATTTCCAATTGATGATCCAAACCCCTCAGCTTTCTTTTTTGAATCATCGAGTCCTTTATTAAACTCGTCTGATTTTAAACCCAGCTTTACAAATAAATCTCCAATCATTCCCATCGCTTCAGGTTTTTAGTTATTCAAAGTTACAAAAAAAGCGATTAGTTACTACCCATCGCCTTTATGATTCGTGCATTACGTTCGTACATATCTTCGTCAGCTACTCCGCCAGTTTTGTCACCATCGATTGAAAGAGGCCAAAGTGATTCAGCTTTTTTAGGCGTCTTCGCAAATTGATTAAATGACAACCAAAACAAAGCCCTGAAATTAGCCGACATTCTGTCTAAATTGCGGATATACCCTTGCACTTTGGCTGTTGTCTCTGCCGGAGTCAATGCGAAATATTCTTCTTTCGTCAGTCCAAGTTCACCGATACAGAACGCATATTCTCTCGAGTAGTCAACTAACTCGCTTTTGCCATCACTTTTTTTTTACTCTCAACCAGTCCGAAGGTTTGCGACTTACGCCACGCATCGACAATAGATTTTTGAACATCAGCGCCGGATAAAGCAATTGCAGCCGTCAGTTTTGATTTTGTAAAGGTCTGTTTTATTGACCTGTCCATGCAATACGCCTGAGCCGCTCCGTACATCATTTCAGTAACTAAGCGCGATTCTCCATTCTCTTTGATCCATTTGGTGTACTCTTCACTGGTTGCGATGTTGTTATTTTCACGAAATTGATAGATTGAAAGGTTTGTAAACAGAAAACCTACTTTCTTATTTGTGGAAACGGTCAACCCTAACAACTTGTGAGGGTAAGGCAAAAAAACTATTAGTTCGTCTTTCATGGGTTTACATCTACGGTCATTGTGTCTGAAATCTGCAAATCGAGTGAAAAGGTTGTTTTGTCATTGTCGGGATTTTCGAGTGCGACATTTGACAAAAGCGTACCGCCCGATATGATAATAGCCCCTGGTACTTTCACTCCTGAACTATCGTATTCTGTCAACGTAAAATCAACCGGCACTAATTGAACCTGTGCCGCGAGTGCGTCCTCATGGCCGTATTCAGTTGTAGCGGTATCGGTTGAAGCGATGGAAGAAACAGACAAAGTGCGCGTAATCCGCCCGGCTTTGAACGATGCTTTGTTTTGATTGATCTTGCTACTCACTTCGATCATCGTTTGTGCTGATTTCAGCGAAGTAGATGTTTCACCGATACACTGTAACACTCCATTGTTTGCGTTCACGTGTGCAATAGTACCGGCCAGCGTTCCGCTTGCATTGGTTATTGTCGGGGCAGTTATTGCCGTGTTGAGCAAAGTAGGTTTAAAACATAGCTTTGCACCTGAACAAGTAACTACTACCCCAACAGCCAAATAAGCTGCGGCGTGCGAAGTGACAAAGTTTTTCGCCGATGTAGAGAGGTCGGTTGTAAAGGTTGCCAATTTAGTCAATCCTCCGACAGCTCCGACATTTGCCGTGCCACTTGTGCCAGTTAGTGTGATGATCTCCCTTTGTCGTGCCTCTAACTTCAACAAGACAAGGGTTCCGATGTTGGTCATTAGTTTGTCCCTACTGTTGTGCCGTCAGTGATCTGAAGATCCAATGAAAAAGTAATTTTGTCGTTATCAGGAAACTCAACAGATACGTTTGATAACAGACAGTTCCCAGTCAACTTAATTGCTCCAGTTGCCGGGGTGGTTCCGTTGGCCGCCGTATATTCCGTCAGGATGAATGCTACCGGAGTTAGTGCTACCTGTGCATCAAGGGCGGCTTTAAATCCGTATGTTGATGCCGATGGATCGGTAGACCCCAAAGAACTTACGGACATAGTTTGTGTAATCCGTCCGGCCTTGAACGAAGCAACATTACCAAGTCCTTTATTGCTCACCTCGATCATCGTCTGAGCGGACTTAAAAGATGTTGATGATTCACCTACTACCAGGATAGTTCCCAGTTTCAACATCACTAAAGTACCTACGTTTGTCATAGCTTTATTTTTAAAAGGTTATTTTATGCGAAAAATTAAACGAATTATTCCTACATCTACCAATCCTTTGTCGGCTGTTGCCTTTGAGGTTGTCACGGTGTTCAACCGGCAGTCCATGATTGAGTAAGGCGAAGCAAGGGCAAAAGGAACGGCATTATTCACAATCCCCAAAGCATTATTCAGATCATTGTGCATAGTTGACATCGAGGTAAGGTTTTTATGGACTATTTCGATTAGCACATCTGCCTGATAATGATATGAATTTTTGGGACCATCCTCCTGTACCAAAACATCAGCAATGTCAATTCGCGGGAATACTTTTGTCCCTTCTAATTGTACCGGCATATCACCATAAACCTTGCGCCCTGTTGCTGTTGCCAGTGCAGAAACTAAAGCTGTTATCAATATGGTGCGTACATCTGTCATTTTGGTAGTATTCCTAATCCGTATCTCATTGCATTTTCAAGGTTCTGTTTTACATCCTCTGCCAGGCTCTTTGATAGATCAACATTTTGAACAGCCCATTGAAGGTACGAATCTCTGTCCTCAATCTTTTGAGCGTATTCAACATTAGTACCTATTGCGACCTCGTTTTTAGATAGTGTGACCGTTGCAAGTTCAGCAGTGAACGATTTACCGTCATTGTCTGAATAATTATCTGTTGGTTTCATTGCTGTTTTAATGAACAATGAATTTCTCAACCGTGACGTTACAACGTGCCCCCTTCCTTTAAGTCTTAGCTTTGCATCGCTTACAATCTTGCCGGCTACTTTCATGATCGCTGAATAAACAGAGCGCGGTCCTGCTTGTCTAAGCACTTCAAACTGCTTATTCAAATGATCTAAACTTGCTTTGTCTAATGTAATCGAAGCACCCATTTAATAGACTATAAGTGAGTTGAGTAAATTAAATCCGTTCGCATTCATAGCGGTTGCGCCCTTGTTCTCATACATATCTTTTGCAATCTGCATGATAGCCTGTTTTGCCATGTAAGGACATTCACCAGCTGTGTATTTGATGTAAAATTTTGTCCCCTCGGTTCCTGTCGTAAAATAACGCGATGTAAATTGAACCGTCATTTTGTTTAACCCTATTACAGTGTAATCACTTGTCACCTCGTCATTGACTTTTACCTGGTCAACAGTCAGATGATTAGGGAAAGGTAAAATAAACTCAGGTACATCATCGCTCCAACAACCTTTAATGTATTCTGTGTATTCTATCTCCTGAACAACGAATGAACGATTACAGTATTGCTCTGCCAATTCACGTGCTGCGGTAATAACAGAATCAAGCTCTGAGGCAATATCTTGATCCGTTGGGTCGTAACGATTCATGATATACGCCTTCAGTTCTGCAACTGTCACCGGCTCTGCCCCTGTCGCTGTTCGTTTAACGTCAAACATTTTTACGTTTGTTTTTTGGAGCTTTTGTAATGGCTTTGTTTTCGGGTGCTACTTCGATAGCTTTAACCCCATTGACCATAACGCCTATATTATGGCGAATCATACGCGCGTCTAATTGATCATGAACGGTAACTTCCTCTCCCAGATAATGACCGTTCCAATTCCTTAAAAGTTTAAACTTACTCATAATATATAGATTAAACATTGAACCGTAGGGGAGAAACGAACTCCCCCGAAATTCCAAATACGGTTAATTCTCAAAATATAGCTTAAACTGTTGTAGTGTGATTCTACTTGTGCCTGTACCGGTACCGGTATAACTGACTTTATAATCCCTATAGCGATTTCCGGTTGTATTACTTATCACAAGAGTAGTATCATGTGAAGATGTAGTTCCCTTCCAAGTTACTGTTGAACCGATTTGCACCCATGCAGAGGTGTCAAATTTTCTCCCATACAGTCCAACTGCAATATAAGTATGGTTCCCCGTAAGAGAATCAAGCTTCACGAGTAAATCCTGCGTTGCTACATTGTGCTGAGGTGCTTTTATTAAAAGATATTGTGTAACTGCATCTGTTAATACATAAGTGGTAGGAGCTGCAACGTATGTCTGATTAACAGGCACGTAAACTGTTGCCATTTGGGCGTTGCTGATTAATACTGCAAAAACCAGCGAAAGAACTATAAATAACTTCTTCATATTTAAAATGTATTAATGGGAGGTGTTACCCTCCCTGGTTAATTATGCTCCTGCCGAAGTGATCTCAGCGATAGTATCAGCGAAAGTGTCGGTAACAAATGCTGTTGCATCTGCTGCTTTTACAACCAGTACACCCCTCATGTAGAGAGTGACGGTTTTCAATTGGGTGATAGCGTCATCCTCGTTTTGATCGTGGATTTTCAGATCCATCCCCTTACGCATCCAGAATTTTGCTTTTGAAAAGTCACCAATCAGGTAAGTTCCCGATGTGATACCTGTATTTTCGATGATACGAACACCGGCAAATTGAGGCTGTACGGCCAGATAAGGAGGGAACAAATATGCTCCGTCTGCATCCCTTTCCAATTCCATCGCTAAAAGGTCGTCTGGGTTGAGAACGACATAGTTCGGACGATGATGAGCTTTCTTGATTTGCGTTGCGGCAAATTTGAGAGCATCATAATTGTTCGGAACTACTTCTGCTTTCAATTTTTTACCACCGGCTGCGAATGCTGTTGCTCCGGTCAAAATACCATCGTAGCCTTCGGTTGCAATTGCACCAGTCAAAAGATTTGCATCCAAATCAAGTGCCATGAGTGTCAGCAATTCGGTTTGAACCTCAGACAACAGCCAGTCGATATCATCAATGGAGTTGTTTGAAACTTTAATGAATGCCAACATGTCCTGCATCGTAGCGTTTTTGGTTTCGTAACTCAAAACGGATTGAGTAACAGAACCGCCGCCGACTTTCGTAACTGTGCCCTCTGTAACTGTTCCGCTGTTGTCGGTGCGAGTTTTGCGTTGTACCCAATACACTACGTTACTGGATGAAAATCCGGTAGTGATGATGTCTAACAGGAAAGGCATCCGGTCAGGAGCTTTTGAAACTCCTACCTCAAATTGAGGTGTTGGCAATAACGATCCGGTAGTGATGGAAGCATTTGCGCTTTCCAAAAATGATTTCAGTTCGATCGAAACAGCCCCTCCCTTACGAGCTTTCAATGACTGCAATTCTGCAATCTTGGCCTGAAGTTCTGATTTCAGTTCGGCTGCAAAAGTTACAGTCTCTTTTGATACTCCTTCTTTTTTTGCTTTGGCCTGTTCGGTTGCAATTTCATCCAGTTGAGTCTGCATGGTTTTGCGAAGAGTTTCAACCTCTTCCAATTTTGCAAGAAGTTCAGTTTTTTGGGTATCGATGGCAGTTTTCAATTCTGCTTTCATCTCATCCCTCTTTTTGTCAGCTGCGTCAATGGCAGCTTTTAATTCGAGTTCATTCATGGTTTTTAAAATAAAAGATTAATAAGTTTTTTACTGTCAATGTCGAATATCTGCGGCGGCTCAGTGTCTGGAGTGTGTTCCTTATTGGTCTCCGGCTCCCTGTCAATGAGTGCAATTATTTGTGCTTTAAGTTTCATTAATTCAAATCTTTTCTTTTCTCCCCGTTCTGTAACAATCAACCTTTCAAAAGCATCATCAAAATAGGTTTTCTTTTCCTCTGATTTCATGCCCTCTATGGTTGCCAGTTCGTTGGCCGCAATAGTTACAAGGCTAATCTCGTATAGCTTAATCTCTGTCAGATTATAGATTGTCTGTTCATTAACAATCGTTTCGGTGCTGTTGATAGTTCGGTATCCTATGGACATTTCCTTTAAAATACCTTCTTTGATCTTTGTTTGAATATCCCCTTCTGATGCTGAGATAGCCACCTCGACCCATAAACCAAACGGACGCTCTTCGAGTAAAAGAATCTTTCCGATCGGTTCATCCATCTCGTGCTGATAACAGAACGCTATCCGGTCTTTTCTGTCTGTGATTGTTTTGGCAAAGGCTCCAGGCTGTATCACATCTCCGTAACTGTCAACATTTCCAAAGACAGCAGCCCATCCATTTATGATAAGTTGATTGATATCGTCTTGCTTGAATCCGTCAACCTTGAAATTTTTGAATCTCAGATCGTGCTTCATAACCTTAATTTTTATCAAAAGTATAAAATAAATATGTTATATAACATGTTTTTATTAAATTATTTCAGTTAGTAACGTACAATGACAATTACAAATCTCTGAAGCGTCTCCAGAGGGGTCTCCCGGAAACTGCAAGCCGTTTGAAAATGCTTCATTCTCCATGTATCCACCTACGGCAATGCTGTCCGCCTCAGCTTCCATGTGGGATTCCCTGCTATTGCCTATTCCTGACGTGCTCCAAAACTTCCTAAACGGTAATTCTGTTGAGGCTGTGCCCTCCATTGCTGCCTGATTGCTTGCTGCTATCATCTCTGTTTGTGCGATGAGCTGCGCGCGTGCTGCTGTTATTTCGGTGTATTGGTCATTGACTGCGCTCATGATCATATTGCGCACCGTGTCAACTGAATGACCCTCCATTAACCCCTCTGTTACTGACTGCTGTGCAACTCTGATAATGTTCTCCTCTGTCGTGGTCGTTATGTCTTTGATCCTGCTTTTGCCAAGTCTGATCCCATAATCATGCAATGAACGCATAAATTTTGAGTAATACAGATCATCCTCTAATGATTTACGGCCTCTCGTGTGGTATTTTCTCCACGTAAGGGCGATATCGGCCGCACTTGAATAATACGGTGCATAAACTTTTTGAATCGGTTCGTCAGTGATTGTACCCCGAAGATTCTCGACCATATCATCAAAGGATGAATTTTCAAGTGTGTTAATAGCCTGTTGATATTGTTGCCTGATAGCGTTAGCGAATATCTTACGACCGTTTTTAATTAGTCGGTTGCGTTGTAGGATTACTTTGCGTTCGATAGGCTTCATTAATATTAACCTTATTTACTCAATTAGTCTTATTTCGTCAGCGAGCGGAGATCAATTTATTTGTAGTCTCCTTTATTTGGGATGATTGGCGGCTGTGCATCAAGTGCCATTGCACTCAAAGGTGTTTCACTCATTCCAAACCAAGGTTCATTCATCATTGGGTTATCAATCGGCTTGGCTCCGGTTGCTTCCCGTATCTCGTTAGGTGTCCAATTGGCAGACTTCATCCAAGTTACCTGTACTGCCAAATCTTTCTGAAGTTCAGCGACAGCCGAATAGTCAAAAGCAAAAAACAAACCTTCATACGCTTTGACCGGCTTAATCAGAAACGATGTTAAATCACTTGCAAAGTCATTGAGATTTGGAATAATACAATCAGTCCATGCCATACGCCTACTTTCCATTACATTATTATCCGTTGTAGCTGCGGCGTCATTCATTAATTGTGCAGGAAACCCATATATGTTACATAAGATCCTTCTTCCCTCGATACTTGAGTTAAGAATATTCAAATCAACAGGACTGATACCAAAATCAATCTTTCCAAAATCATCTGGAAATATAACCGGCTTTCCTTTGTTTGATGCTTTGGTAGCGTCCTTCATTATGTCGCCTATCTCTTTTCGCTGTGTCTCCGTGAGTCGGTCGGTCATTGACTTTGCTTTGCGAAACAGGGCAAACGGCGGAGACTGGTTTTCAAATTGTTTTAGCTCGGTTAGTTCTGCCTGGTTCTGTTTGCTTACCGTTTCGGCGGCGGCTTTTAACGGAGACTGTCCGTATAGGCTTGTCTCGGTTCCAAACAGCGGATTGAAAAACTTTGAATGATAAACATCGTTAATGTCAAATGTGACGGTAGTATTTGTATCGAGCTGATACCCTCCTATGGGATTCATCCATGTTGCCCCCGCCATTATTCGGACATTGTTTGCAGGAAGCAACCACAGCTCAATCGTCTTACCCTTGTTTAATCCGTTTTGAAGTGTTGGCTTGTACCAATATGAATTGCCTAACGAAAGTTTATATATCAAATGGCCTTGAATAAAATCACTCGTTTTCATCGTTGGGTTGACCTCGTTGATAAACATTGTAAGCTCATGATCCGGTATTTCAACCCATTTACCATTCTCTATTTTGTACAGTGCCAAACGTGCCTGTGATGCCATTCGGTTTATCCTGTTGATGATCGAATAAACGTCAGCATTACCAGAATAACCCTGCTTCAGATAGGACGTTGGGTCATCTGTCATTACATGAGCAAAACCTGAATGAGTGGCAAATTTATAAAGAGCTTCTAAAAGAGCGTTGTTAACAGGGTCGTTAACTTGCTCGTATGACTTCTTTCCAAACCAATTGAGTAAGCCCATATTAATATTTTTTATCAAAATTACAAATAATATTTAAACAAATGCAAATTAATATGAAATTACATAACTTCCACTATATCCAGGACTGAAATACCATGTGGCATACCCGCCCGCATCAAGCAAGTGGTTATCTTCATCAATCGGCACCTCGCCCTTTTTGTCAAGCCAAACATACGTGTTTAACTCTTTTTCAAGATCAAACGAACCAGGATCAATGATTAGTTCATAATCCCAGATATATTTAATACGTTCGATTATCTTAGGTTTAATGATTGGGACAATGTTAAATCCTTCATTTCTCAGGTCGTTTATTGTCCTTAGTCCTGCGTTATCCGCAACGATAAGATTTTGTTTAACTCCCCTGCTTCTGATGATCTGCCCTAACTGTTGAGTGCTTAAACTGTTTTGATATATTTCCTGCTTCCAATACAGCTTTTTATTTCCCTTGTCAATTGCCACTTTTACCATCGCGTCCGGGTCTTTCACCCCAAAGTCCAAACCATAAATGTAAGGTAGTGCATTGTCAAAGTCTCCCCATTGCCAGTTGAATATAGTGCCCTCAAGTTTACCCAACTCCCCTAATCCGTACACTTGCCACCAATAAGGGTTGGTTCGCTTTGCTTCGATGCGTTCGATCTGTTCAGGTGTGAGGTATTCATTATCCAGATAGGTTGATTTTATGAATGTGTGCGGCTGTTTTCCTTGTATGTTATCATGATACCAAAATGACCGGTTAGGGTTAAAATCCAAAAAAGCGGTTTTCTTTGTACGGACCATCAAATGATCAAAAATGTCATACTTCATGTAATTGCCCTCGTTGGCAAATAGTATATCCCGCGATGGTCCGTGAACCTTTCCTATGTTGTCCGTACCAAAAAACTCTATGATTGATTTGCCTATTCTGTAAAAATTGTCAGTTTTGTTTTTAATGTCATCCGGTACATAACCCAAAGAAATGAGAATGTTATCCATGTCACGCATTGCACCTAACTTTAGGTGTGGAAGGTGTTGCGATACTACAGAAATTATTAAGGGTTCTATTGACTCCTGAGCGATATAGGCCAGTAACTGAAGTATTGAATAGGTCTTTGATGATCGTGTTCCGCCCTGATTGACTATAAGGCTGCTTCCTGATAAATAGGCTTCCAGGTTCTTACTGAATACTGTCGTTGCTTCCATGAAGCCGTTTTTTTAGTTCAGTTAGATTATTGGCTGTCTGCTGGTCTTTTACTATGATTGTTTGCGGTGTCAAGTCTTTTCCGTTGGTAGTTACGTCTGTTGACTGTTTTGGCTTTCCGTAACCACGATCAAAAACAAAGTCAGCTGCCCTGGTATCTCCCTTCTTTGCCCTTAATGACATAGCCTTAATAATCGCTAAAAGGTCGGATTGACTAACTCCCTCAGCCATTAATACAGCCAATTCAGGCAGCTTGCGCGGCTGTCCCTTGCGATTGATGTTTTCAGGATGTGCGTCAAATCCTTTCCCTTTGATTGTATGTGGGTTACCTCTTCTCACGTTGTAAATACATTGTAAAAGACTAAAATATCTTTTTATGCTTTGTCAAAATTAAACAATTTTTCAATACCTTGTATCACTCACATTTTTCTCAATCATTACCCACACAAAAAACAGTGCTGCGTTAACTGTGGCTATTACCGCTAAATATTCCAAACGTGTGATTCGTATTTTCCCATCAAAACAGTTCCGTCATTTAGAAGAACTATTTTTGTCTGAGGTTGACCTGGTGCTACGATGTGATTATCTTCTGGCAACCTCTCATTACCATCAACCCATTCCTGCCCTGTTTGGGAGCGATACCACTCCGACAGCATTTTAATTGTCCAAAATCTACTCTGCACACAGTGACTTGGATAATTGTCTTGATTAAGGTCTATCCACTTTTCCGCTTCTTCCCGAATCTGTTCATCTGTTATTGTTTTCATTGGTAGTCGTAATAATTTGCAATTTGATCCGCTCTTTCCTGTTCATCCTCAACGGCGAACTGGTCAATATTAGCCTTATGAAAGCATTCACGACAAACGCCGTTAGTAGTGAAGGGGGTTGCTGATACCTTCATGATTGATTCGCACTCACAAATAGGGCACTTAAATTCGGGGTCGTGTGGTTTCATTTTGTAAGTTTTAAAAGGATTAAACGGCGGGCACGGTTGTACTGAGCTGCTGTTATCTCATAACCATCAACATCGTCGTATTCAATGTTAATACTTGCCCTCAGATTCTTTTCAATGCCAAAACAGTATTTGAATGCGTAAACTTTCTCAAAAGTGTAATTTGTAAACTTGTAATAAATTCTACCTGACTTAAAATACTTAATTTCGTTCATAATAAGTTTTTTTTTGCCGCCAAAACCCCCAACCCTGGTGAGTTGGAGGCGTGCCCCGCAAAAGACTTGCAGGAACTTGGCGGGGGTTAATCAATAATTTCAATCAGTGATTCAATCCGATCAATAGTATCATTCACAATATCTTCATCCTTATTGAAAGAAAGGATACAATAACCCCTATCCCCTTCTGAAAATGTGAGATACATTGACTGACCCAGGCCCTCTGAATATGTTGCTTCTAAGAGAGGTATATTTTTGATTGCTCTCTCTGTTGCTTCTTGACAATCTTCATTATCAAATTCACATTCGATTAATAATTGTTCTAAGTCTTTTACCTCAAAAATTCCGTTTAGCGTTTTCATGATTTGCAAGTTTTATATCTCCCAGATCGTTCTGTTTGATGATGTAAATATAATACATATATTATGTATTTGCAAATAATTTCGTATGTTGTAAAGCATGTTTTGAGCGTTTTTTTTTATGTTGTGCAACATGTTTTTAGTCATCATACAATTCATATTTAACACATATTCTGTGTATTTCCGGATCGTTGTATGTTGCAAAAAAATCACCATCATAAATACCTACAAAATATTCACACGTACTCCCCTTTGGTATTTTCCAATGGTTTCGCATCATTCTAATAACCGCCCGCCATTCGGTAAAGGTTAAATGAACCCATCCTGATCTTATTTCGCACAGTTGCTCACTTAGCCAAATACTTGCATTGCACTCATGCTCTTTGCGCGTCTTTTTTACTATAACAGTTCTTAAATGGTCATACATAACTTAATGTTTTAAAATAGTTTGCCCTGTTTTTGTTGGCTGTAATTGTATTTC